GTTTCCTGTATCTCTGTGAAATGGTGCAGAGATGTTAAAATTTGATATACTACTTGTGTATATGTTTCCAAATCTCCATTCATCTTTTATATCTTTAAATAGTTCTACTTGTTTTTCATAAATATGCGGTGTTAATTTTTTAATTATTTGTTCAGCTTCTAAACAAGCACCCCACATTGCCTTGATAAATACTTGTGCTTTTTTATCCCTGTGAACTGATGATATGTTTGGGTAAGGTCTTCGCATATGCGGTTTAGGTGCTATGCTTCCTATTATTGTACTCATCTGCACAACTCCTGTTGCTTTTGCTTCTGCCCGTGTCATTCCCTCCTTATATACTTTTGAGAACACATCACTTCTTTCTAACATTGACTTAGGAACATTATCCCCTCTAAATTCTTTGTCTGCTATTGCTAATAGTTTAGAAAGTTTTTCACTATACTTTGAAATGTCTTTTATGTAAAAACCTATTATTTCCCCTTCTAATTCTAATAAACAATCTTCTTTTACGTTAGGTTCGTAATAAGGACAATCATTCCCTATCTTAGTGTTGTGTTCTACTTGTTGTAATTTTAGTGTTTTCATCTTTTTATTTTTATATGAGTACCTGTTGGTTGGTTTTTTTTGTTTTGTATTATTACATTTTCAGGGTAGAGATTTTTAAGTATTAAAACATCTTTCCTTTTTTCATCTGCTCTAGCTTCAAGTGTGCCTATACCGTCAGAACCATATCTTTCAAAATCTGCATAACATTCTTGTAATATTAAATTACCGCCGTACTTTTTTAAATGATATAAAGTTGCATAATAATCTGTTATACAACTAACATCATCTCTCCACTTGAACTCTGTTTTTTTTATAGCAAAAAATCTTCCGTCAACTAAACCGTACTTTCCATATTTCTTGCTTGCATAAAGTGCGTTTCCTGTTGAATTTAATCCTACTAATTTGGCTCCTATTTTATCTGCTATTTTTATAGTTTCACAAAGTTTGTCGTAAACATATTTTAAATTACATTCTACAAATTTATTTTTTTCCCTGTCAATTTTGTAGCTTTTTTTATAATCATCAGAAATGAAAACACCCCATTCGTTATCAAATAACATATCTAATCCTGCATTAAAGTTATGTTGTATTCCTTTAGGTTTGTTAGTTTGGTTTATTATTCCGTATATATTTTCAAATTTACTTTTATTATTGTGGCATAATACGTTGTGTTCTATTCCCGCTTCAAATAATGCTTCTGAAGTCGTAGCAGTTTTGTATCTATCATAATATAATGTAAAAACTTTAGGCATTCTTAAATGCGTTCAAAACAATTTGTCCTACATTTTTCCCTGATTCTCTTGCCTTTTTTATTAATTCATTTGCTTCATCATACATACTTACTTCAAATTCTATAACAATTCCACGTAACACATTGTCTTGTTTAGATTGTAAAGTGTCTCCTAAATCAATATCATCAAGTGCAGAATAATCAACGGCTTCTTCAGGTTGCCAAACATCCATTCCCCATTCTCCTAGCTTCTGGTTATCCCATTCATTACCTAGAATATCCCAATCCCATTCTCCAAAACCAACATTGTCTTTTACAATGAATTCTTTTTTTTGCGTTTCTGTTAATCCTTTTGCTACTTTTACAGGTACTTCTTTCAATCCTGCTTCTACACAGGCTTTGTAACGCATATTACCTCCGAGTATAATATTGTTTTCATCTATAATAATAGGTCGTAAATCTAACATCTCAGGAAAATCTTTAATGCTTTTTACTAATTTTTTAAACTTATGCTCTTTGATAATTCTAGGATTATCTTTGTTAGCTTTTAATTGGTTTACTTTTAATTTCATATTATATAATGTATTTATTTTAAATTTATTTAGTAGTCTTCATTTATTCCCCTTTCTCCAATGAGTTTTTCTTTTGCTCCATCCCATAGGTAATCACGTTTTTTATTTCGTGACAAACTTTCTTCAGTTCTTTTTATAGTTGGCATTCCTTCTTCAGGTTCGCTCTCCATATATTTCCCACAAGGGCATTCCGAACCTTTCGTTACCCATTTTTTATTACGATAAACAATAGAAACTTTTTGAATTTCTTTCTGGTGTTCTCCGCATTCGCATTTATATAATGCCATCGTCAAGTAATTTATCTAACTCAAAATGTAAATGGTTAATTGCTTTTCTTATATCTTCAATTCCCCCGTCTTGATGTTTCTTTTTACTTCTTAGTAAATAAGTTACTGCCGTTCCAACATTATAAGTTAGGTCAAAATTTTCAACAACATCTTTTGCCATATATCCTTTTTTCCCTTTGTAGTATTCTGGTGTTTCTTTAATTTTCATTGTGTGTATTTTTCGTAAAGTTTTTTAATTGCATCAAAACAAGTTGCTAAACAAGAACCACAACTGGTTCCTGTACTATAATTCGTTGCGTGTATTGTGTTATAAGTTTCTATCATTCTTTTTTTTGCTTTATGGTTCTTTGCTCTACCTGTTTTTAAATCTTTCCACATATCTAAAATCTCTTCAATTATCTCTTGTGGTAAATCATCTGGTGTTTCTGTTGTAGTAGTTTTTTCCCATTTTTTTTGTCCGCAACCCATTGTTGCTAACCTTGCTTTTATTTTCATAAAACAACCACAATCTTTACACGTTCCTGTTGGTTTAAAATAATAAACACAAGATTTGCAAATATTAATCCTATCCTGATATATGTTGTTTGGTACGAAGAATTTCATCTATATTATATATTTTTACTGCATCTTTTTTTTTAAGCACCTTTTCAGGGCAAGGAAAACCAAATTGCATAACAAAACTGTTCTTAGTCTTCGGATTGTATAGTTTCATCTAATTTCTTTTTTAATAAGTTTCTTACTTTATCTATAGTTGTGAACAAACTATTCCTGCTTATTCTTGTTTTTTTAGCTAAACTATCTAAAGTGTTAGATTCATAATAATATAATTTGAATAACTCTCTATCATACCAATTCATTTTATCTAACTCAATATCAATTTCTTCTAGCTTTTCCCATTGGTATGTTCCTGTGTTGTCATCTGCTAAATTATATATACTAGAATTGTATTGACTTTGTGCTGATGTTCTAACTGAACTATCATTCACGTAACCTGCTGCCAAATTTCTATAATACTTTCCATACTTGTAATAGAAGCTACTTCTCTTACTTGTTAAAAACCTACGTAAAGCGACTGCTCCGTATCTTACTATTCCATCAACACCATCTTTAGTGTATATATTTTCTAGTACTTCTGGGTTCATTTGTAAAAAATAAAGCATTAATTCTTGAACCGCATCTCTTACGCTAGTTTTATTGCTACTATATCTTAACCCAATGTTGATGAATCTTTTATCTAGTTTGGATATTTCTATATATATCTTATTCATTTTCAGGTTCAAATTCACCAATTTTATCTACAACATCATTTACCATTTCTTGTAAAAGAACTTTGTAAGCCCTAACAACTCCTGCGTTTCTTTTGGTTTCTATAGCTGCAAAAAAACCATTTGTAGTAGTTGATATGTTTATTGGTAAAATCATTAACCAGTCGTAAAAATTATTTTCTTTTACTCCGTTTCCATAGTTATTATGATACTCAAATATTACATCAATAACGTCTAAGTAATTGTTATACTTTACATCATTACTAATATCTTTTACGAATTGTTTGCAGGTGTTGATATAAACATCAATCAATGTTTTGTGCTTTTGATTTGCGTAGACAGGTTTTGTCATAACGCAATAGTATAAAAAAAAATTAGTTGATTCCCTTTTCTTTAATTAAGTTTTCAACAACAGATTTGTAATATCTTATTTCTTGTTGGTAATCTACTCTTGACATTTTTAGTAGGGTTTTTGATTTGATGAATAAATCGTGTGAAGTTGATTTGCCATATTTTGCATCTAAGTTTTCACCAAACTTCCATTGTTCTCCGTGTCTAAAGACATTGCAGGCTGCACATTGAACTTGGCAATTGTATTCATCCCATCTTGTTGCGTTATGCCTACGGCTTTGAAAATGTCCGCATTGTAAATTTTTATAGTAATCTATTTTTCCGCAGGTAAAACATTCTGTTACACCTCCAAAATTAGCATTACGCAATCTAATATAAAGACTGAACCATTTGTCTAGTTCTTTTTTTAGTTTACTTATTGATTTCATACCCTAACTTTTTACGCCATTCGTCTTGATATGTTCCCTTTCTTAAATGATATTTTTTACCTCTGTATCTTGGTTCTTCTTCTTGAAGTTTTGCTCTTGCTCTTTTTATACTTGGTGCTAAAGTCAATTTACCTTTAGCGTATAATTGAAAGAATTTATACGATTGAGTTTCTGTTGGGTCGTAACCTAATTTTTCCATTTCTCTGAACCAAATATGAGCAGTTAATTTTGTGTCGCTATCAGCTAGTTCTGGTATTAATTCTAATAAGTGTTTTACCTTTGCTTTAGTATTCATAATTATATATCTTTTTTTTGGTTATCTGCATATTCACAAGCATCATTGTATAAATTTCTATTTGATTCCTCAATGTAATCAACAAATAAATCATACCATTCTAAAGTGTCTTCACAATCTACTTTATAATGATTTGTGTATCCTTTATGGTCAATACCTTCTTCATATGCGGTTCTTTTGTTGTTTAGTTGTTTTTGTTCTTTGTTCATTTTTAATTTATTAAGTTAGTAATTTGATTGGTTCTTGGTAAAAAGGTACTTTACTTTTAGGCATATCTAATTTTGTTACTTGATATTCTGCGTCTTCTACTACTTTTTTATGTGCGTATGTCCATTTATAAAAGGTTCTAATATTTAAAAAGGGTTCATCTTTACTGAACCTTACGCCCTGATGAAATGCATCTACTATTTGATTAAAAGTCATATTTTTAAATCTATTTTCTTTTTTTAAATCCTCTGCAAATATTTTACTTAGTGTAGCCATAGTTTGTGCATCAGGTTTTTGCCCTATTTCTACAGATGTTTTTGCAATAAGGTCTAAGACTTTACTTGTTAATTCTTTAATGTTTTCTTGTTGTAGTGTTTTCATAATAGTTTCTTGGCTTCTTGCCAAGCATTTATTTGTGAATGAAGTTTTGATGATGATGCTCTTTTATTTTTATCCTTTTTCTCCCAAGTCCTGATAGCTGCCTTCCAGTCTTTCATTTTGTTTTTACCTATCATCCAACCTTTACTATCATAAAAATCAATAAAAGATTCAGCATTAATACTATTCTCCCTTTCAATGCAATAATCTGTAACATCTTTGACAGTCGGTTTGATAAAATATTTATTATTTATTTTTATTTCTTTATTCTTATTAATAGAAGTTAAATTTTTATCGGACAAGTTGTTTAAAATTTGAAGGACTTGTTCTTCATTTATTTTGAAGAATTGTTTTGCGGGTATTCCCATACGCTTCACACGTATGAGTTGATAGTTTTTAAGTGTTTTAAGACACTTTCTTTGGTGATACGAGTTTAGCGTAGTATCAGCTTCTATATTTGCTTCTGTGTTAAAAAACCAGCCGTCAGTCATACCTTGGCTTATAAAGTATTCTTCTTTACTTATTAAATCTGCAAGTAATACCGCTTCTTTCAATCCTATTTTTTTTGCTAGTTCTTTATTTAAAATTAAAAATGCGGTACTACTAAGCAGGTGTTTCATATAAGTTTTACGTTGAAGTGATAATTTGCCAAGGCGAATTTAATAAATTTTAATTGGTCGGCAAAATCAAAGTAAGTTGTTTTTATTACGCAACGACATTGCCCACTTGTAACTTTAATTTTTACCTCAGCAATTGGATTTTCTTTTACACCATTTTTTAATAAGTGTTCTTTCATAATTTCACCATTAATGAAAACTTCTTTACTCCCCTCAATATCTAAATATGCTTTGTATATTTTGTTGAATGTTTCCCTGTAAATAGGGCAAGTTTTGTAGTGTGACTTATGAGTAGATTCATAATAATATATCAATGTTCTATCTCTATTTAAAACTTCAGCAATATAATTTTGATGTATTCCTTCTTCATATCTACCTATATATGCAGCAACCTGTCTTACAACTTGCAATTCTCTTTTCCTGCTTTTACTTGATATAATATCTTCAGGTAAATTCATTGTTTTTGTTGCTAATTTACAGATAGATTTGAACTTTTCAATGTATTCAATATCTCTCATAATTAGAACGGTAAATCTTCATCACTTTGAACTTCTACAAATTCGCTTTTTTCTGTAGTCATTTCATTCATTTTATCTTTCATTCTAGCATCAAAACTTTCTGTATTTTTAGTAGAAAACCAATATCCGTCTATACTTGTGTAATACTTACCGTTGTATTCACGTGAGTAAACATTACATAAAATGCTTACAGGATATCCAACTACTAGTTTGTTAAGGTCATTTACCTTTTCCCCAAACGCACTTACACAAACAATAGGATTGTATTCGTTATCAGTTTCTATAAGGCAAGATTGTTTTTTCCATTCTTTACCCGCTTTACTAACCCCGTTTTCAAGAGGTAATATTTTTTTTAAATTTCCAGTAATTTCCATTATTTCTTTTTGTTTTTATTAGACTTGTTTTCTATTGCTTCAAGGTTATCAGCATCAATAATAAACTCCCAACCATCTGTTGCTTCTAGTTTACATTTTTCTACTCCGTTTTCTAACCATTTTTTTGTTAATGTTAATTCACCATTAACTCTTTCGTAGTGAAATTCTGTATTATACCTTGTTGATTTCACGTCTTTTACTTTGTACTTTTTTCTCATTTTATTTATTTATTTAATTATTAAAAAAAGGTAGTGACAAGGAATTGATAATACCACAAAGTATAACCGCTCAGTTATTAATTGATTACCTAACCTCATCACCACCTATACTAGTTCTTTTTAAATTCTTCTGATTCATCTTCACCAAACACTCCTAACTCATAGAACCCTGTTAATTTTAATACTGCTCTTGACATTGCTCTTTTTTCAGCCATTTCCATAACATACCAGCTATTAGTGTTTCCGTCTTTATATCCTTCGCCTTTTAAAGCACTTCCGAATGTTTGAATTGTATTTGAATCTTTAATTGCGATAGCGTGTAATACGCAAAAATCTTTTTCACACTTAATTACATTATAATCTATTTGTATATTTTCTATCGCTTGTATCTTTTCTATACCACTTCTTGTGATAATAATGTAGTGTTGATGCTTGAATACATCTTCTTTTGTAAGATTGTATTTAATATACTTCTCTTTTAGTATTTCAGTTTTCATATATAATTGTTTTAGTTTTTAAAAATTTTGTATTATAAAACTCTCATTACCTAGTTCTATAACTTGTGTATAATCTTGTATTGTGTCTATATCAGGATATTCTTCAGCTTCATAATCGCAATGAAAGTCGTCAAGGTCTTCATATTCTGTATATTCGCAACATAAAGCAATCGGGTCAAACTCTATTGATTCACCTGTGCTATCTTCATATTCTTCTAAGTAATCAAACAATCCTCGTAATCCTGACCTGCTAAAATTGTTTGGTCTATTTTGTTCAAACCATCTACTGAAGTTGTAAAAATTTAAAGTTTCTATCATTGTTTATTTATGTATTTAGTCAATTTTTCTTTTATATATTCACAGTCGCACCACTCAATAAATTCATAAGCATCAAACCAAACACAAAGTTCTTCACCTTGCTCATCTGTACCCCCAAAACAAACTTCGTTTTCGTGAGCCATAAAAGTATGTATTTTTAAATGTTTGTGTTCTTCTTTATTTCTTAATTCAATATTATCAGTTCCTGCGGTTGTTTCAAATGTGCTATTTATTATAGGTTTATTCATATCGTTGTTATTAGTGCTTTGTTATTATTTTGTTTCAAGTATTTCTCTTTGTATAAAGCTAATCTAATTTTTGTCCTGGTATTTATTTCCTCTGCTTCTTTTCCATAAATATCATACCAATAAGAACCTTTTGGCTCAACTTTAAAATCGTAAGTTTCGTCTAAATTCAAGCCAGTCATTTTTACATAAACTTCGTAAGCTTCTTTTACTTGTTCTTCAGTACCAAATATTCTGATGCTAGGCTCTACTTTTTCTATATCTGTAAACCAACCCTCAGGTGCTAGTTTACTTATCGTTTTATAGACACCATTGTTGTAGAAATGGAAGTCTTTACATATTAGTAATTCCATCGTGTAACGTCTTTATAGTGGTAGTATTGTGTTTTTATTTTGACAAATAAATCAATTATCTTTTCGTCTAGTGATTTGTCTAATAAGAACTTTCTGTTTTCAGGTTCTATCTCTTTAAGCAACATAACAAGACTGTCAGTTACTTTATTTAGCCATAATGGATTTTCATCAATCACATTAAGGATTGAAACTTTAGCTTCTTCAGCATTTGTAGCTTCTTTCATTTTAAAAGTTGAGTACATAGTTTTTGTTTTAGTTAGTAATTATTGAATTGTAAAATTTTAATGCTTTGTCGCTTCCTTGTTTGGTGTTATGCCCTCCAAACTGCTCATACGACACCCAACCTCCTTTTGACACTATGCTTACAAGATTGGTTTTTAAAGACACCGAGATTATATAACCCCATTTATCTGTCCATTTCGGTTTTTCATAATTTGTTTCCATACTTTTTGTTTTAGTTAATACGTTAGCCCCGTTTGGTAAGGTGGTTGCCTTTTGCCTTTATGTTTTGTAGAGGTCGCTAGTGGGAATGGTTTTTCTCCATTTCGTATTGGAATTGCAATTCCTCACCACCGATGCGACATTTTAAGGTTCTCACACCCCGAGTTGTATTCTAGAAATACCTCCCGCTCACTCATACATCTTTATATTTTAAAAAAAGTAGTTAGGGCTTCTAAGCAGAATAAATATTATTGATAGATTTTAGTTTTCACTAAGCTAATTATTCCTTTCACCGCTATCAAACGGCTTACTGTAGATGTGTTTAAAGACTTATCTTTCTCCCATTTTGCCTAAGAAACAACTTTTGATTTTTGGTTAATCATAAGCATTTGGTTATTCTCTTATAATCGTTTAGCTATAAACTTCACTACTCAACCTCATTGTTTAGGGTACTCTTTCAACCCGTTCCTCACAATTTAACTTACCTTTCGGTAAAGCAAGTTTCCTACTTTTGTACTTATTTCAATGAACTTTTCAAAGTTTTTAACCCCTTTGATGAAACAAAGATACAAACATTTTTTGGATTAACAAAGTTTTTAACTACTTTTTTAACTACTTTATTAACAAAAATAGTCATTTATATCTAGTAAATTAAGGTGAAAAAAAAACTAAAAATTATAGTTCCATTAGTAAATTTAGGGGGGTTTTTCCGTTATTTAAGACAACTGCAACGCCCACGGCTGGTCGTTTTCCATATTTTGCATACGCCATTGCATACGATTTTTGATTAATTCCGCAGCCAACTTGTGTTCCAAAGACACGAAAATTCTTACCCACATAATGCTCTGTGTAACATTGTGTATGTAAATGCCCTTGAACTGTGTTCATCATATCTGCCCTGCATTTGGTTCTAGCGGTTCCGCCTTCTCCGTGTATGTATTGAACTCCGTCCTTAACATATCTTTCTACAAAATTCCAATTAGGAGTTTCTAGCACTTCTTTATATGATTTTATCCACTTACTAGGTATAGCTGAAGTTTGTGCCTTACGCATAATTATACGGTCGTGGTTACCGATTATTACTGTCGCTAGAGGAAAAGCATTACGCCATCTTGCTATACGTTGAATAGCTAGGTGAAGTTCATCTGCACCGCCCATACCGTCTGCTGATGTTTCGTGATAACTAGAAAAATGATTATCAATCACATCACCAATAAAGACAACTTCTGTGCAATTAAATTCATAATACTTATCTATACAAAATTCTAAGTAACTATCAAGGCAGAAGGGCTCGTGCAAGTCACCGATAACTAGGACATTCCTAGCTTCGGTTTCTCGCATTTTTTCTAAAGCCACTATCTCGTGTGGCTTCAATCTATATCTATTGTTTTTTTGCAACGTCTGCTATACCTTGTCCGACAATTAAAGTCAAAATTGCGTAATACAAATCTTTAGCAGTTGATTCGTCAACTCCTAGATATGAAACGATAGCTGGAACAACAACAGAACTTATTGCGTACCAAAACTTTTTTGACTTCATCATTTTACCGATTAAGTATTTTTCTAGTAATTTTCTCATTTTTAAGTGTTTTTGATTATTAAATTAATATCCTCACCGCCCAAATGTAATATTTCTTTCATTAGTAAATTCATAGCTAAAGTTGAATTACCGACAAAGTCTTGTGAATAAGTTTGTCCTACGAGGATACAACCCCTAGTGTCTTTAGGTTTATTACCTCTGTGAAACAATATATATGAACGATTATGAACTTCTTCTACAATTAAATGTACATACTTCCTCGTAGCTGATTGTCTAGCAGGTCTTACCTTTACGCCGTATGCTCCTGCAGGAATACAGGATACGCTTCTTTGATTACCACGATAGGGTAATTCTAATGTATAACATAATTTTTCTCCATTGACATATAAAGTGCCAATGATTGATTCTTCTGAATAAATCTTTCTTATTATTAAAAGATTAACGCCCTTGTCCTCGGTAGGTTTTTTTGTAACCGCTTTGTCCTCTACTAGCGTTTTTGGAGTGTATTCCTTTTCTTTTTTTTCTAGTAGAATTATAAGTGTTTGTAGAAACTTTACGAGCCATTTAATTAGATTTGTCAAATTTTATAAATTTATAAATAGTAAAAGCTATTGCCAGAACTAAAGAAACAAGAGTTAATACCTCATTGCAATCTGTAATACTGAATCCAATAGCACTTCCGTTAGCTATCCCTACTTGTAGTGTGTCTTTTAGGTCGTTCATTTTTTTTAGTATTTGGCTTTTTATCCAAGTAGGATTTTAGCTTCGTTATGTTTACTGTTTTTGTTTTATAGTGCTTTTTCATTACGGACTGATATCAGGTGTTAAAAAGTTTCTCAATGTTATTTTAGTGCCTTGTGGCATTGGTCTTTCTAAATTCATTCCATTATAGTAAGCATTTTTATCTGGGTTTATATCTGCACCTGAATTTGAAGAATATTCAGGAAAACTAGAAGTATTGTTAGTTATATATTCAATCATTCGTTCCGTATAATATTCCGCAGTATTCCTAACCTCTTCTCGTAAGTGTTGTGCTTCTTCTGTGCTTAAAGAATTACCTGTTTCTGAAGTCTTAGAAAATATGTTACCATTCTCAATCTTGAACCTTAAAAAAGGGATAGCGTGGTAAAAAGCCCAATTAGGTAACATATCACCTATATATTCATCAACTAATGTTTTGTAAGCACCTGTTAATGAACTTCCTGTTATTTTAGTTTTTAAAGCATCATATAATTGTGTGCCTAGTTTAGGTTCTACATACAATTTTTGTGCTTGCCTTACATATGGTAATAATAAATTTGTATCAACATTCAAGTTGATTGCCGTGCTATCTTTTAATTTTTCTTCTGATATAAATAATACGTATGCCATAATTATCTTTCTTCTATGTAGCCGTGATTCCTCATTCTTTTAGGTGGTCTTGCTACTAATTTATCATTTCTTTTTGCGGTGAATCCTTCACTTTTTGCTTTTGTGTAGCCTATGTTTTTGTCGTCTTGTATTTTATCAGGATAATAAACATAGTTCTCATCTGTTTTTGGTGCTTTATATACTTGCCTTAACCAGAAGTGTTGGCATTGGGGACCTCCTTTGTAGAGCCAGATTGAGTATTTATCTGCTCCGTATGGACCGAAGCCTGGGTTTACTGGTATTTTCTCCATTCTTAGTATATCTTCCTTTCTATATATTTTTTTAGCAGACATCATTTTGCTGCAAAATTCTCTAGTGGTATCTGTTTCGTTTACTAAAAAATTATCATTTGTGTAAACGTATCTTACTTTGTAGAAAGCAGTTTTACTTTTATTTAATCCGTCTTGCTTACTCCTAGCGTTAGGATTTGCTCTTCCTGTTGAGGTTAATTCTATTTGCTCACTTACTGAATTATTCAATTCTGCTTCGTAATCAAAATCTAAATGCTCACCATCAACAACTTCTTCTTCTATTAATTCCCAATCTTCAGGAATATCTTCCATAGTTTCTAGGAATAAATCTAGTTCAGTTTTTTTACTTAAATCCAAACTTTTGATTGACTCGTGGTTTTCACAAGGCATATAATACGTTTTACCGTCTTGTTTATGTTCGTGTGAACCGCTACAACCAATTCTTTTTGCTTCTGCTTCTGCTTCTTCTTTAGTTTCAAACAAAGGTAATTCAACACCATCTGTAACCATACTGCCTACTTTAGCTAAGTTTTCTTTTATTTCAATGTTTTCTTCTAAAGGTGGTAAACCAAGTTCTTCTCTAACTTCGTCTTGAGTCATTACTGCCATTAAATCTTGATTCGTAAACCTTGTAGTAATTGGTTTTAACTGAACAAATTCAACAGGTAAATCCATATTATTTACAGAAAATATAGTTTGTAAAGTGTTTAGTATATGTAACTGAAATGGCTTCACTACTGTGTTGAGGTAAAAGTTAGCTGCTGAATTAAGCTCGTCAGCGTTGTTTCCAAGCCCTGTGTCAGACTTTATTCCCATTAGCATAGGTGAGGTTACCCTGTGTCCTGTTAAGATGTTCTGAACTAATAATTCTTGCAATGCTAAATATTGCTTATCCGCGTCGGAAACGCTAATTGGTGTTATCTCTGGAGTACGTGTTTTGTCATCTGAAAATGTCAAAATAAATTTTCCACTGTTTTTTGCTCCTGCGAACTTATCAACAAGACTTTGTTCTATCTGGAATCTTTCTTCCTGAGTTGGTATACCATTAGCAAAGCTGATGAAGTATGAACCGCTGAATCCATTTTCTATATTGTTGAGATGGAACTCTGCTACTTTTTGGTCAACTAATGCCCAGTTGTTTGCGGCAATATAATCAGGTGTATGGTACACATCCATATTAGGACTGTAAGCACCTGTATATAATAGTTGGCTAGGTGCGGTTCTATCTTTTGTGTTAAACGCATCTATTCTGTAAGGTTTGTTTTCTCTTACATTTGACCAGTCTGCACTTATATAATAACAATCAATTTGACCTAGAGCATTTGGTTTTCCTGCCCTTACTCTCTCTACAGGCACGTGGTACACTTCTGATATTTTTGTTTTGTCTTTATTCCAAATAACGTGTATAGCGTAAGCACCTTGTAATTTAAAATCAAAAGCTACTTTTTTGATTACTTGGTGTAAACTTTCTTTGCCGTTTGCGTGTCTTAAAAATTTCTTTAAATCAACATACGTTTCTAAGTTAATACCATCATCATCAATAACTAAGTCATCACCTGATATCATTTCAGCAGTTGCGTTAATTATTGCTGCGTGTGTGCTAGAATTGTAATAAAGGTCAATAAGGAATTGCGGGTATAAATTTCTCCAATCTTCGGTTCCGTATTCTATATAATTTTCTCCCCTAATTTCTTTTACTATCGGTGCCGTTTGCGTTTCAAAATTTACACTTAAAATATTATCTTTCATATTGTTTTTTTTATAATGGCAATGTTCCTAATCTTAAATTGATATTGTTTGTCAAAGCTTCTGAAGAAGTTTGAAACAGCATTGCTTCATAAATAATTCCATCATAAGGATTAATATCTGCTTTTCTTATACCTATAACGTCTATATCTGCCGTCCCCCCAAGAACACCTGTGTCTGCTTGTTTAACTCCATTCCAATAAAACTCTAAAGTATCATCAACACCACTTACCGTACCCCTAGTAATAACTAAATAATTATCGGCACCAATCATAGTACCACTATCAATATCTAAATCTAGTGTTACGTTATTTATTTTTACACGTATTCTAGTGTTTGAAAATAGCTTCATAAATTCTCCGCTTGTCGTATTATCAGCAATCAAAGTTCCTCCAGCACTATTTATGTTTACATACATTCCAAGCGTAAATTCTCCAGCCATAGTAATTTGAGTTGTTAAATCGAAATGGTCGTCAGAGCCATCAAATTCTACTTTATACCCGTTTACTAAAGCAGGTTGTTCTGCTGCAGTTGTTTGAATTGCGTGATTATTTTCACCAGACTGGTCAGCCCATTTGTTTACATTCCCGTCTGTAAGAGCAAATCCTGTGTTAAATTTATACCAAAACTCAACATCAGTTTCGTCACTAGGTGCCCAAGTTAATACCTTTGCGTTATCTTTTAAAGAAAGGTCTAATCCTAACTTCATATTATCTATTGTTTAATTCATAGTAAGCAATTGCCAAACCGCTACTTGTTGTAATAGCCGTTACATTTAAGAACAAAGTAGTACCCGCAGTATATGTTCTGTGTAAAGCTGCAGGAGTAGAATCACCTGCTATCCCTGAATCATTACCTATTGTCATTGCTGATACTACTGTGTCAGCTAGAAAGTGAATAGCGTAGTAATCTTTACTTGTAATTGTTTCTGCTCCATTGATTATATCAACAGTCCTTTTCCCTAATTGTTCGCTTAATAATTGTTGTACATTATCTATACTCATTTTTTTTGTTTTTTATTGTCCGTAATATATATAATTTGTGCCACTTGGTTCTGGATGTTGCGTGTATTGTACTTGTTCAGTTCCGTCTTTCTCAGCGACATACATTTTTCCTTTTGTTACAAGCCCTTGAACTATGCCTTTGTCATCTGATGCGGGTTCTAATGGTGTAGTTTCATTTACAGGAGCTCTACCTACTTCTATTGCAACTGTTCCCACCCAACTCACTTCAAACACTTCATACTTCCAAAATCCAGCAGGTAAAAAATTAATAATCCCGTTGTAAAGATTTGATATTGGAGCTGGAACTGCACCTCTGTAGTCAAACTCAAATTTAGTATACCTATCAGTTATGGTTTCAGTTTTGGCATACACATAAGTAACGGCTTTGTTCATATCATTAGTAAACTTCCACAAGTGTCTTATGTTAGATGTTGCTACGGCTAGGTTTACCCTATTATCTTTTGTCTGCACATATGTTTCTAAATCTGTACCCGTGATTGCTTGTATCATATTATAATATAGAAAAAGTATTTTTTTATTTGCATATTAAAAGAAAAAGGTGGCAAATGCCACCCTAATCTAAAAATATATGAAACCTACTAATTATATTATGTTGAAACTACAAATGGAGAACCCTCATTTGTGAATCCTGTGTTATCAAATATACTAGTTGTGTAATCTTCTAAGAACGCCATTGGTAACGGCTCAAGACCCGTGAAGGTAAGAGTGTATCCATTCCTGTCACCGAAAGCTGCTCCAGTATCCATAGAACCTGTGTTAAGTTCTAATCCGTTTTTCCAGCCTACTGCAAGAATAACTGGATGCCCGTTAGCATACTCTTGATTCAACTCTACGAATGTTCTTACTTTTGTTTGTCCTAATAGTTTTATTTGGTTTTGGTCTTCTTTTGTCAATCTGTTTAGCATAATGTTAACAGTAGGAGTATAAAATATTGTTCCGTTCTCCGTTGAACCTGTTATTGCATCTGAAACTGATGCAACACCTAACGGCATTACATACTTGTAAATACTTTTGCTATTCCAATCAATAGTGTCAATCTCTAGTGGGTGCGTTCCGTCGTACGCCCAATCAGTATCTCCTAAGTCAGAATAGACAGAAAAGTATATTGCTTTTACTCCACCTGCAATTCTTTGACAATCAAGTCCTCTACCTTTTGTTAATAATGTACAAGCCATATTTATTTATTTTTTAAGGTTAAAAGGAGCAAGAGTTTTTACACCCTTGCTTCTTGAATTAATTTTATTACGAAGTTAATACTGTGTCAGCACCAATTCCTACTTGCGTACCTCCTGAGTATCTAGCTACTAATCTCATATTGTCTGAACCATCTAATCCTGACATATCTAACAATTGGATTCTAGTCTGGTCGCTTAACAAGTCAGTTCCGAAGAACATATTAGATTTTTCAGCAGCTACTATTACATCATCTTTCATTCCGTTACAAACTGCAATTTTTAGACCTTCAAATACTGCATCATAATCTCCATTCATTGAATAAGCATTAACATACCCTAAAGTAGAGATTGCAGATATGTATAATCTATAAGACTTAGGAGACATATAAAGATATAAATCATCTTTTGTGTAAACTGTTGATAAGATAGCAGCTGAAGTGTTTTGTAAATTTTGTATAATGTTAGTTGCAGTAAAAGCAGTTCCTGCACCACCTACATTTGCTACATCAACTACTGTTCCATCAGTTACTAAGTGTCCAACACCACCGCCTACAAATCCTGTAAACTCTCCTGGTGTTGCATCATTTCCTGTCCATAACGAAACTTCTGTTGCGTTAGCTATAATCTCACCCACATAAGAAATTACATAGTCATCAAAACTTGCAGGAGGTGGTGCGCCTGCACCTGCTCTCATTTGTAAAGCTTCCCAAGATTCTAAAAGACTACTTTTACATATATCTGTATTTACTTGTAGATTTTTTGGAGTAAGAACCGCTTCTGTTAGTGTTAGTGTTCCGTGTTCAGTAAAATTACAAGACGCATTTCTTACCATTCCGGTATTCGCCATCTTTTGTATGTTACTCTTATACTTGATGTTTTCTATCATTGTTAAAAAATCCATCGAGTTTGCTTGCCTTAAAGCTGCGGAGATGTAAAATCCTGCTGCTTTACCTGCATAATTACTTGCCGTTGCATCTATTGCCATTTTTTTAGTTTTTTATTATTATTTATTTAATTATATAAGTTGTATAAAAACTTCTCTTTCTTAGATAGTTTTTTATAATCTTTTTTAGATAAAGATGTTTTATTACTTTCCGAACTGAATTTATTAGTATTGATTGGAGAGTCAGCAGGAGTTTCTGATAATTCAATTTTCAACGCTTCGTTCTCAGCTTTTAATTTTTCAATTTCTTCTTCTGCTGAAAATTCTTTTACTTCTGTTGTTTTTATTGTTTTCGGGTTTGTAGATGGCTCTTCTTCCTGTGCCATTTCTTCAACATCACCACTTTCTCCAATTTGTTTTTTAATATCAGCGATAGCATCTTCAAGGTTTTCAACTTTCTCTTTCATTTCTTCGTAAGTTTTTGCCCAATCAGTTTCTTCTGCTTCACTTTCGTAATCTTCTTTTTTCTTCATTTCTTCCTCATCTTCTTCATCTTCTTCACCTTCTTTCTTGCTATCTTCTTTCTTTTTCATTTCTTCTTTAGGAGTTTCTTTCTCTTCTGTTTCGCTCTCCATAACTTCAGAAACTATACCTTCATCATCAACCCTAAAAGAAACGCCTGTATCAGTTTTATACGTTCCAGCAGGTAAAGGTATTGTTGTGCCATCTTCTGTAAGCACAGAGATGTCTACGCCGTTTTCAAGCTCTTCTGCGGTAGAAACAAAAATTGTTCCATCGTCGCTTTTAGCTTGCCAACCTAATTTAACTTCTTCGTCTTTGTTTAGACCAAGTGCAATAAGTATTCTTTCTTTAATATCCATAGTTTCACTTTTTATTATTATATGTAATTATTATTATTTCGTTTGATTTTCACGTATTATTTCATTTAAAGCCATTAAAATTTCTTCGTCTGTAGGGTTTTTTTGTTGCATAGCTTCAAATTTATCTGTAAAGTAACCCTCGATAGAAAGACCTTTCAATTCTCCTGCCTTAATTTTTTCCCATAACTCATTATTCTCAATCTTCATTTTTACCATCCACGTTCCTTTAGGTAATTTAAATCCGTATAAATTAGATTTGTCTAGTTTAGTGTCTTCAATAATCCAACTCTCTACTGTTAAAACACCGCTAACTCTGTCTTGATGTTCGTATGTTGCTTTGTGATGATTATTATGTTTTAAGTATAATTCACTTGCTTTTCTTACTGTGTCAGGACTAAAATATACATAGTATTCAGAATCAGTATTTGGGTCGTATCTAAATATTTGTTTGTTAGGAATCAAGGCAGGTGAAACTACCATTCTTTTTTCCTCATCTACTTTTGCTAATGTTAAATTGTTTTTTTCTTTACCAAAGTAAACGAAGTCTTGCTCAATAGCAGGTGCGTTTACTAGTGATATAGCGTCTATCGCAAGTTCTTTGTTATCATCACTAATAACTAACTCTACGATTCTTGTGGCTTTGAGGTCTTCGTGATAATCTTTGTTAGCGTCTTCACATTCAGCTATTGAATCATATTCACATTCTCCCCTTTCTCCCCATTTTACTTTTCCGTCTTTACATTTTTTACAAGGCATATTCTTATATGTATTAATTTTTATTCTATTTGATTTTATATTGTTGCTCTTCTTCTAATATTTGCTAATTGATTTTGGCTATCTGTCATTTCATCTGTTACCACATAAGCACGTAAAGGCTCAGGAGCATTTGCCCCTTCTAATGAAAATGCCCCGCTAAGTAGTTCTGGGCTAGGTGTGTTTGCCGTAATTTCTTCTTGACCTCCACCTCCACCTCCTTCGCTTGGACCCTCTCCTGCTATTATTTTTTTGATTTGTAAAGCTGAAAATCCTGCTGCTAATCCTGCTTGTGCAAAGTTGTAACCCGGAATAACTGCGTTCAATGGTGATTGAGATGCGGTTTTAAATGCTTGTATTACAGATTCTGTACCTGCTATTGTTGCTTGTGCAACTGCTGCTGCCTTTGCCACTTTACTCCCTTCTCCTGCAAAACCTTCAATAAGTTGTAACCCTTGCATACCCATTTGCCTTTTTACGTCAACAACTGCTTTATCTCTGGCTTTTTGTTCTTTCTCAGCTTTTTCTTCGATTTCATCAGTTTTACTTTTATATTTTTCATCTATCTCAATTTTTAATTCTGTAAAATTGTCGTATTCTTTTAATTTTTCTAACTCTGCTTCTTTCTGTATTTCTAAAAGTTTTAATTGTTTTTCTCTCTCATCATCAAGTTCATTGATTGTATTTTCATTCCTTAATTCTGCTAGTGTTTGTGCTTCTTTCTCTGCTTTAGCGTCTGCTTTATCATCAAATTTATCTGTTATCGCTTGTAGGTCGTTTTGATAATCTTCTTCCAAAAGTAATAGCGCTTCATCTTTTGTTTTCTTAGATGCTTTAGATTTCAGAATATCTTCTTTCATCTTTTCCATTTTATTTTCTAATTTCTTCTTCTCTACTTCTTGGGTTGTTTCAAGTCCAGCAATTTCTATTTCTTGATTGAGTTTTAAAATTATTTGCCCTATTTTTTCTTCACCTTTTTTCCTGTCATCACGCCATTTTTTTTGCTTAGCAGCTAGTTCACTTTGCGATTCTGTTTCCTTATCTATATTAAATTGCTTAATATCTTTTATTTGGTCTTCAAAAGCAAAAGTGGTTGATTGTCTTTTGTTTTCTAGTTTTTGTATTTCAATTAATAGTTTGTTGTATTCTTTTGTTTGTTTGTTTAATCTTTCCGTAGACATTTTAACACCTTCCGTGTTGTTCTTTCCATCTTTCCATCGTTTCTTTTCGTGAGCAGCCCAACTTTTTGAATCCGCTAAAGCAACCTCAAATGCTCTTTTTTGTTTTAACAGATTTGCTTCTGTGTCGTCCATATGTTGAACGTCTAATGCGTTTTGGTCTCTTGCTATTTGCAGCCTTTCTTCTTCCGTTTTAGTTAAGTCAGCAATTTGTCTGTTACTTTTTTCCCTTGAACCTTGAATCTTTACTTCTTGTTGATTGATTTTTTCCATCTCCTCATTCAACCTACCTAAAGTTTGTTCTAATTTTTGGGCAGAAGTTAAGGTTTCCTCACCAGTAACCCCAAACAAACCTAAAATTGCATCTCCTAAAAGCTGGAATGGTTTTAATAAAGTCTTTACAACCGCACCTATCACCTTTAGTTGAGCTTTAAGGAATGAAGCTCCTTTTACTGTGGTCATCATAGAAGTAATAAGTGAACCTAATATTACAACAAGAACCCCAATACCCGTAGAAGCCATTCCTACTTTTATGGTTCTGAACATTAACTTGAAACCTGGTATAATACCCCTGACCATTAACCTTATTCTTCTCAAGGAAACACCCATAATATTGAAGTGCTGAATTCCTCTGAAGGCTTGTTTAACTTGTTTTCTTTGTGCTTGTTCTACACTTTTAATAGTTGCTGCTGCTTTTTTCCTGTCAGCATTTAAACTTTTTAATGCTATCTTTTCTTTTTTGAGTTCAAGTTCAGTAGCTGCAATTCTGTCTGTCATTTTCTCAAGACCATTTACATAATCTGAATTTACAGTTTGCTGCCTTTTTAATTCAATTAAAGAAAGTTCAAGTTTGTTTATTACTTCATTTTGTACCTCTACGTTTTCTGTAAGTTCTTGGTATTCAGTAATATTTTCTTTTATACTTTTATTTAAACTGTCAAACTCTTTTTTTGCTCCTGCGACGTTTGCTTTTATCGTTAATTCTGCTACTTCTTTTGCCATATCTTTTTATTTATTAAGGTAATATTGCGTTTGTAAATACTTGCATAAATGTTATTGTTGTAGCCCATCTAATATTCATATTTGCTGCACCTTTTACTGTTTGCCTGAAATTTGAACCACTAACTGCGTTAATCGGTGACCAACCTGATAGAGCACCTCCATTATCAGCAGGTGATGTTCTAGACCTGTCTATACTTAATGTTCCTGCTGCATTACATTTTACTACTCCACGTTCTACCCACGCTTTAAAATCTCCAACTGCCCCTGAACCACTTGAACCTCCTGTTCTTACCGCAAGTGTTTCTGATTGAAAATAATAAACTCTATTTACTTGTGGTTCAAAGTACCCCTCTGTGTTGTTAGGAAAACTATCTACCGTGCTACCATCAGTTGTGTCACAACCATACATTACAGTCCATCTCTGTCTTGTTCCCGCCCTGTCTGTTGTTGCGTTACCGCCTAGAACGATACTATTATTCATTTTAGCAACACCACCACCACCAAATACCGCTGAATTATTAATACCTCTTGGCACTTCATTAGATTGTCCTATCAGAATATTATTTTTAGTTCCTCTGTTGATAATATTATCTTGCCCCATTGTATAGGAATTTAAGGCACCAATTTGTATTTGATTCCTATTACCTTGAATATTATTATTTGTTTTCTGATTATTAATAGGTATTTTTGAAGTAAGCCTAAACGCAACACAACTACCTGTTGCTTTGTCGTATGTATAGCCGTAAGCTTCGCATTGTTGTTGGTTAGGAGTAATCTCAGTTGTTCCGTCTGTAAAAGTTACTATTCCTTCTTTGTTAATTACATTTGGTTTAACTAAGAAACCTGTTAAGTATGGTATAGTTCTAGCCATTATGGTATAAGTATAAATTCTACAGTTGATAAGCCTTTGGGCTTGTAATCTATTTTATTAACTCTAAATGATCTATTTTTTACAAAAACAGTATCATTAAATTGGAAATTCGTTATATCTCCTGGTGTTAAATTAACTTTGATAGTCATAATTCTTGTGTCAGGGTGGTAAAGTTCCATAAAGTAAGGAAACCAAAATAGGTTAAATAAATTCAGAGAGGTTGTGTTTCCTACTCCACTAAAATATTGACATTCTCCAAAATTAAAATCTCTAGTATCTGTTGCTGGGTCTGGAGGAGATGAAACAACTGATGGTACAGATGTAAGGTGGCTAAATTGTAAAAATTGATTATAAAAAGTTCCTGTAACTCCGTTTTGAGTAGGTATTTTATAAGTGCAAGATGTAAGTGTTTTAACTCCGTTATTAAAACATATACGTATTTTATTATTGAACCCGCTTGAAGTTCCGTCTTCAGAACTGTAAGAGTATATTGATGGGGTAATAAAATCATTAAATTCAGGGTCCAAAGGTTTTACGATTGTGGCTGCAAATGGTGTTGCCTTAATCTCTTTTTCACCTGTTAAAATTGTGTACATTTTAGCGTCAAACTCTGCCGAGCCATATAAGAACCCAGAGGTAGAGTTTTTATATACAGAGAAAGCATAATCGTCTTCATCCTCTTCAAAAGAAAACTTAGTTATTTTATTTAAATCCGTTAGGGGTTTCATCTTTATTTGGCTAATATCTATTTTAGTTGTCCAATCGTGTTGTATAGAACGACTAGCCAATGACAAATCAGATGTTGAACCACTAAATGAGTCTGGAACAAAAACATCTGAATATGGTTCTATTAATAAATTTCCAGGAGTTTGTTTATCTGGCATAGAAACTAAATTAAACATAGTCATAATGCCTTTCAAAAACTCCCATTGGTTTTGTTCACCTCTCATATTTTCTAACAAAACTTCACTTGTAATATCTGACACTCCTGTTGTGACAGTAATTGAATTTGATGGTTGTGGAAACCCTAATAAACTTGTTGGAGTTTGTGTAAGACTAGTTATGTTCGTAAATCTTTTAAATGAAGGTATAATAAATTCACCTGAATTTAAGAATACTTCAAATGTACCTCCGACACCTATATTATTGAAACTAGCACCACCCGCCGTTGCAACAATTGGCATATAGCTACCAAACACTTCACCTTGGGAAACCCCTCCTGAATTAAACTTTTCAAAAGCCATAACACCAACTTCATCATAACCTGAACCTGAATAACCTTGATAAGTGAATACCATTGAATTTACATTTACTGTGTATAACTGATTATCAAATTGAGCGGTAAACCTAGAATTACTATTATCATATCCTAGTTCAGGTTTTGATGAACTACTCATATCTTCTGTGTCAAATTGTACTCTAGTGTAACTTGTTCCTGCAGTTATACCCGTTGTTGAAGCGTTTGTTCCTGTTCCTTGTGCTAATGCGCTATTTGGTTCCTGTGCTTCTCCCCAATTAAAATCAACATACAACTTTTTAAAACCATCTTCATCAAAAAAAGAACTTGTAAAAGTAAAGGGTGTGTCTTGGAATATTCTGTCAATTAGGTATCTAGCTTGTATCCAAGGTCTAAATGCATTACCTAACCCTTGTAACTCAGGGTTTCCGTTTGTGTCTAATATAAATTGATGGTCCCAATCACAGAACGGGTATTTTATTGTTGCGTTCGCATCTCTATAACCTGATGTGTTAGCGTTTGGGTATGTTATCCCTGTCCCTGAATCATTCCAACTATTAAAGATTTGTGTTTTATTATATTCGTGTTGTAATTCATAAAAATTTATATCTTTAAAAGTCCTGTCTTTTATCACGTCAGCTAATGCCGTTACCTCTGAATATAAATTAACACTATAACTTATTTCCCCTTGATTATCAATAATATCTATCAATCTTAAATAGCCGTCAAATAAAACGAACCCATCTTGCTTTAATATGCTTTGTGATTTTATATAAGGATTAAAAACTATTCCGTCATCTGCTCTAGTTATTTCAAATATATTATCAAATATTTTGTTGTTTCTTTTTGTTCCGGGTAAATTAAATGCTTTAGAGTAAGATTGAACTTGTTCTCCTGCGTTTTTAAATTCGTCTGCACTTAATGTTAATGGTATTTCTTCTTCTTCATATAAATCTAAAATCACCTCTCCTGTACTTACGTCAACATCAGCTATTACTCCTGCTTCTTGCACCGAAACACTTATTACAACTGAACCTGTGGAAGCATAAATAACTATAAAATCATCATTATTAGAAACGGCATTAAAAGTAAACGTGTGCGTACCTACACCGCCATAAGAAAACCCGTTTTGTGAAGTTGCTAAGTTATAATGATAAGCGGTTTGTGTTCCGCCATTAGATTCTATTTCTAATTGATATAATTGACCTGGAGTTAAATTTGATAATCTTTGAATAAATCCTGAATCTCCCGGAAGAATAATTACGCCACCTGTTTTTGCACAAAAATTTGTTGTGCCAGAAAATCTACGGAATGTGTTTACAGGTGCTCCGTTAGAAAAGTTATTCATAAAAGTTTGAACAGAAAAAAAACTTTGATTCAAAAGCGATAGCGATGCATTAAAACCGAACCAATTAGTACCTTGCACGTAATATTCTGTGCCTAACATACTTATAGGGTTTAATCCATTATGCTTCTGCGGGTATAATATTAATTGAGTACTCATTATATTGTTTGCGTGTTTAGTTTCCTACTTAATTCTATATCAAACGTATATTGTATTAGCCTGTCATTTACTGTTGTTTTCTTTTTAAAAGAACTCGAAGTTAAACGGATTGGCATAACTTGTTGTGCAATCGTAGCAGGTGCAGTAGAAGATGTTTTTTCTTTTAATAAATATGTTTCTGGACTTACCATAAATTCTTCAAACATAGTAACAAACTCTTCTGACACGTAGTCTGTGTTTATTCTTATCTTTTCAACTGAATTTTTGTTAAATGTTTTAACACCTCCAGAATTTCCTTCTATATTAAATAAACTTTCATTCCACGTTCCTTGTAATTGATGATAAGTAGTAGCCTTGCTTGATATTGTCCTAGTGCTTTTCATATTGAAAGTGTAATAATCCCAACTCCCGTATTGATTCAACCAACATAATCGTATTGGTTCAAATCTTTTTGCGTTAGGACAATCAATAAACAAAGTATAAGTTTTAGTAATAGGAACATAAGTTCCTGGAGTCACTTGGTCAGCCATAATTCTATATTCTATTTTACCGCCTTCAATTTCTCCATCTGTTACCATAGTTGCGAAAGTCGTTGAAGCTTGTTGTAAGTTAGCAGGACCTATACCAAAGAAAACTAAATATTGTTGTGATTCGTTTAAACCTACTCCGTATGGATAACCACCATTAGAGCCACTCATATCTAAATTAATAGTTGCAGTGGTGCCATCATTTTTAGTAATAAAATATTGTATTCTTCTACATATTTGTTGCTTCCCTGGTGCTGGTATGAAAATTGATTGTGTCATATAATCATTTACAAAACATCTTTGCTCAGTTCTTGGTGCATTAGTTAAAAATCTACTATTGAAAACATCTCCTATTGTAAAATTTTCTGCAAAGAAGTTAGTTCCTAATCCGTTGAATATTTGTGTTAATGGATTCGTATATTTCAAATAACCATTAAAAACTTTAAAAAGACCTGAATTTACAGAAGTACCATTTGCTCTAGAAACTATGTTTGGTAAAGTAGCGTCGGCTCCTAAATATTCAACAAAGAATTGAAACTTTACATTACTAAATGTATTTATATTTCTAGACCATTTATCTATACAATGTAAAGGTAACGGAGCACCAAATGAATTTGCTGGAAAACCCATAAAAAGAGCATTATCAAAAGCTAAGTGGTCAGCACTTACATAATTTTCAAGGATATTTTTGAAATTAAAAATACCTACTCCTGCGTTATTAGGTGTGGTTTTAAATATACCAATCAAATCATCTGTCAAACCAACGTTAGGTATATCTCCTTTTGATATATGTACTTCAACTCCAAATTTTACTCGGACTTCTGTGGCTACTGCGGTTTGGTTAGAAACAACAAAAACTGAGTCTTGTCCTGCCGGAAATGTAGTGTTTGTTGGTGTTTGTTCTATTATTGATACTGCCATATTTTAAAATTTTGTGTATGTTGTTATATACGTTTCTACGTCTTCTTTAAATTGTGTTGCTATTTCATTTTGTAATTCTGAATACTTCATTCCTAATGGTTCTTGAAAGAAACTTATACTTGGTATTCCTCTTGATTTTATTTTCCTACCAATCAAAAATGCTAAATTAGAAATGTATTGACCTGTGTTTTTATCTCTTCCCCTTCCTAACCCTTTTGGTTTTATACCTTTTTTCTTAATCCATCTTGAAAGTATATCTGGTGGTGGTTGTAAAGTAGTATACGAATAAGGGCTTGTTCTTCTCTTACCTTGCCAATTCGTAAAACTTCTTTTTACTTTATTTCCTGAAACCCCTTTGTCTAAAAAAGTACCGTAATCTAACATATAAAAAGTAACATCAATCCCGTTAGGTTCTTGTCTTACTTCAACACGTATAGAACCGCCTAACCGAGTATTGCCCTTAGCATCACGTAGTTCATCTTTTGATAGCCTAACAACTTCGTTACCCCAGTCTTGTAAATACTTTTCTAAATTGGTTAAATCCATTATATCAAGCCAACAAATAATTCTACTTGTACATCTGTTGTTGAACGTGGTCTAACCTGTAATGTAACTATATCTTCAAGCGTTGGAAAGTTAGGTGTTGTGTCAGCTTCAGCAATCGCTGCCGTGTCTGCTTGACAAAGTATATGAGAGTTACCTGCCGTAATTACCACTTGATAATTTGTGTTTTCTGTTACCACCGCTAAGTCCATTGCTTCAGTTGGGCTAACATTTGTTACTCTTATGTACTTGCAATTTTCTAAATCTAAAGCACCTGCTGCTCCGTGAGGTGTTGAATTGAATACTGCAATTGTTGTTGTATTTGAATGTGCGCAAGTTAAAACACGCTCCATTACATCAACGATATCTGTTGTTGTAACAGAATTTGTTGAACCTCTCAACGAACCATTTATTGTTACACTTTCACTAATTGTTGTTACTAAATCTGCCATAATTATTTATTCTTTTTTTTATCTATTTGTTTTAATTTTCTTATTGCCCAGTTTATACCTGATGTTCCTCCCCAACCCAACCAAGCTACATAACCATTGTCTTTCCAAGGTGTTGATTTGAATTTAGGGTTTATCTCTGCATTTTTTTTATGTCTTTGAAATGATGCCATTCTTGCTATTGTTTCACGTGAAATCTTAGCTCTCCGTGACAATTGGGCTGCTCTTGTCCATCCAGTTCTTGTCATTCCTTTGACTTCATCTCCGTGTTCTTTTTTCCAACGTATAACTTTTTTTGCGTTATTAGTTGCACTTTGTGGATAATCATTGTAAGTTTCAAACTTAATACTTATCTCTTCTAACTTCTCTAATACATCTTCGTAGTTCATAGTGTTATTGTTATTTTAAAAAATCCAATTTCTATTTTGTATTTACCTATTTTAAATTTCATTATGAACCTAATGCAAAATCCCCCATCGGTATATCACAAGTGTCAAAATTATTTTTTGTCAGCACTCCAATATTAAAAACCCAGCCACAACATAAATTATCAAACCTTTCAAGAAATGGTTCTAATGTATATTCACCTTCTGTAAAATACAATGGAGCATTAATATCACCAACAATAGAAAGTTCCCCGTGCTGTGAAAGTCTTGAACTATGCCTAAACACACCTATAATATCAGTGGCTATTTGTAGTGTTTGGTTGAACACTTGTTGCTCATTACTTTTATTGTCAATTCTCTTTAAGTTTGCTTCTTGTTGTCTTGTTGGCCAGTCATTCTTTTCACTAACCATATCCATAATGAATATTTGAAAATTGTATGTTAGAGAACTTTGACCTGTTTCTACGTTAACAGGATTAATATGCACAAGAGGAAACTTTTCCATCTTAGCTAAATTTATATCGTATATATCTCCTACTGAAATGCTAGATACTTGTAAATGATTTTGAGCAACCCTGCACAAAGTGTCTACTACGTTGTTATAAGTTTTATTCTTTACTGCCATAATTTACATTATTTTGTGTATTTAAATCTATTTCATATGTTAACCAAGTCAAACATTCAAGTAAAGATAATTTAGTTATGTTTTCTAACTTGCTTATATCTTGATTGCATAACCTGTGCATCACTCCGAACCAACCCCATTTTTCTGCGAAGTTCTCTGTCGGGATTTTTTGATTTGTTTTTTCCTGTCCTCCATCAAAGATAACGGCAAAATCGTTACGAACACCCGTACGAAATTCCAAAAAAAAACCAGTGCGTTCTGCACTTGCTCTGCTGACATCTTCTTCATCTTTTCTGCCCTGACTCGTATGTTACCATCATAACCTGTTATTGTATAAACATCATCTTCCTTTTCAATTATCTTTCTAAATAAAATTGCCATTATCTCAGGCAAATTCTTTTGTAACCCGTCTTGAATAAATGTTTCTATATCAGCATATTCACCTAAAGTGATTTCAGATAAATCAGGATGGAAACCATATTCAACACCATCTATTTCTATTACTTTTCTTAAGACCTCATTGTGTTGAGTTTGTAAAGAAGACATTTTCTCAAATATATCTGTTACATCTCTTAGTGATAATTCTTTGATTACTTTTTTTGGTAAGTCAGAAAGTAAAGCAATTGTTTCTTCTGCTTCTTTTGTTTTTGTTATATCCTCCTCAACTGTTAATTCCATCCACTTCTCTAAAGTTACATCTGACCAATTAGTAATCAAATTATATTGTTTACTCTTCCCGTCTTTTTTAATCTTGAGTTTCATATTTTAATATAGAAAATTTGTTTATTTAGTTTATTATTTTACCTTTGCCCCGTTTTAGTTGATAGTTGATTTTGTAAAAGGGTAGTTCATAGTACAGGGACTGCCCTTTTTTTATTGCACAAAATACTTTCCAAACGAAGCGTCAATCTCATAATACATTCTCATAGCTAAAGCATCTGAGAAGTCTGGAGAACGCCCTATTATATCTTTTACTGTTTCTTTTGCAACCATTTGCAACTTGTTATCTTTGTCTGCATCTTTCATTCTTACCTGCTCACACTCTTCAATTATTTGGTTTTTAATTGTTATATCATTACATTGAATACCTAACTGACCTTTGTTTATTAAATCTGCTAACTTATAGTAACATTGAGTTTTTAAGTTCTGATAGTTTTCTTTTTTAATTGGTCTTGCGTTATTTACAAATCCTTGACAACGTAGGTAATCTTTGACACCACCACCA